TCTAAAAAGAGCTGGTAAGGCTTTTTTAAGCTCCATAATGAAATCTTCTTCTTCTATTAATCCATATGAAGATGCTACTTTTTTTAAAACTCTGCGTGAGTTGGCTGGCGGAAGAATGCAAACCAATCCCTATACTGAATCAGTATGGGTCTTTGCTTCTATTAATGCCATTGCTCAAAATGTGGCAAGAGTTCCTTTCAATATTTATAAGGAAGAAAAGTTTGAAGGAAGAGGAATAAGAAACAAAACAAAAGAAAAGATTTTAGTTGATGAAGGTGAACTATATGAACTGTTTTTAAATCCTAACAAGTATATGCACACAAATTTACTGTTTTATGCTACACTTGTTTATCTTGAGTTGTTTGGTGAGGCGTTCTGGTTTATGCCAAGAAGAAATGTTACTGAAGTGCCTTCAGAAATAACTGTTATTTCGCCACAGAGAATGTTTCCTTTTTTTGAAGAAGACGAGAGAGGTAATAAAATATTTAATGGAAGGTGGAAATATAAACCAGTTCAAAATGGTTTTGCAGAAGTATTAGAACCACATGAAATATTACAGTTCAAATATTTTGACCCTTTTAGTGATATTAGAGGTATTTCTCCTTATAAAGCTGCTAAATCTGGTATTGAACAGGATTATCTTGCAAGTGAGTATAATAGACAGTTCTTTGGTAAAGGTGTTGGTCTTTCTGGTATAGTTAAAGTAAATGGTTTTTTAAACGATGAGCAGTTTAGGAGATTAAAGGAACAGTTTAGAGAAGAACATTCTGGTATTGAAAAAGCACATCAAATAACAGTTATAGAAAATGCAGACTTTATTGAGACTAAATCCCTGTCTCAAAGAGACATGGAGTTTTCAATTCTGAAAAGAGTAATAAGAGAAGAAATTTTAGCAGCATACAAAACCAATGAAGTTATTCTTGGTGTTTATTCCAATATACAGTCTTATGAAGGTATTAAAAATGCCCACCTTGCTTTTTGGAGAGAAACAATAATCCCAAAAATAAATTTCTTTCAAGAATATTTATGGGCTAAATTTTTCTACAAAATTAATGGTGGTAGAGAATGGGGAGAATTTGACTTATCAGTTGTAGAAGCATTGAGAAGTGATTTTATAGAGAAGGTTAATACTGCAAGAACTCTTTATGGTATGGGTTATCCTATTAATGTTATTAATGAAAAATTGGATTTAGGTTTACCAAGAGTTGATTGGGGTGATGTGTGGTGGACATCAAGCAAAAACATTCCAGCCACTCTGTTAATTGGAAATAATAAACCTGAAAAAGAACCAGAAAAAGAATCAGAAAAAGAAGAAGAGACAGGCAGTAAGTCTACTGTTTTTGAAGATTTCTCATATCTTTCTGAAAGACAGTCTGAGCTTGAGGATTATTTCAATAGTAAACTCAAGAGATTTATATTTGAACAGAGAAAGAGGATTTTAAAAGATAAGAAACTGGATGAAAAGTTTGAAAAGGAACAGCTTTATGAAGTCTTTAAAGACGCATATTTGAGAACTATGACTGTAGCAGTAGAAACATTTTCTCTTGAAACTTTGAAAGAAATTGAAATTGATGATGAAATTAGAAGCATTGTAGATAAGAAAATTGAAACAGATACAAATTCTTTACTAAAATCTATATTATTTGTTATTAAAAATGTAAAGCAAAATGAAATATTTTTAAAGAAGGTATACAATAAGATTGAAAGTAAGGTTAGTCTTATAGTTAAAACTGAAATTACAGAACTATTGAATGAGGTAAGATTTAGTCTTATGCAGAAGTTTGGTATTAAGAAACATAGATGGATTTGTTTAAGAGACAGGCATAAAAACTTACATAGAAAAATTGTTAATGTTGGTGAGTCTTTTTTAGTTGGAGATAAATTATTATTTCCAGCATGTAAGGAGGCTGATTCAAAAGATGTTTTAGGCTGTTCTTGTTTTACTGTTCCTGTGGAATAATTGTTCTTATTTAATTACAAACACTTATGAACAAAGATTATGTTTTTAAAGGGAGGAGACGTATGAAAGATAACAATAAGATTGTTAAAACATATTTTGCTAAAACTATCGATATTGATAATGATGATTATACCGTAAAAGCAATAATATCAGATGAATCTATTGACAGATACGGTGATGTAATAAAACTTGATGCGTGGGCAAAATCTCTTGATACTTTTATGAAACATCCTGTTTTAGTAAGCTCACATAATTATGATAAACTAATCTATAACATAGGTATTATTAAAAATTTAGAAATTGACCCTGAAAAAGGGTTAGTAGCAACAATGAAGTATTTTGTTGGGGAAGGAAATGATGAAGCAGATTGGGGTTTCTTCCTTGCAAAGAATGGTGTGGCGGCATATTCAGTGGGTTTTAGACCAAAACCAAAAGGAACTATAACTAATGATTGGGATGATGAAGATGTTAGGGCAGGAAAGAAACCATATAGGATTTTTACTGATGTTGAGTTACTGGAAGTAAGTCAGGTAATTGTTCCTGCTAATGCAAATGCTTTACAGGAAAGCATTAAGAACATAGAAGATTTTGTAGTTAAATCTTATTCAGAAAAAGTTTTAGACTTTATAAAAGTAAAAACAGGTATTCCTTACAAAAAATATCAGCTTGCAGACAAAGAGACTACATGGGATGCTGGAAAAGAAGTAAAGAAAGCTACTGTTGATGATTTAAAAGAAATGTGTGCTGTTATCGTAGGAGACCCTGAAAATAAAGGTAGTTACAAACTACCACATCATACTGTTGATGGTTACAAAACAGTATGGCGTGGAGTTACAAATGCAACAGTTAGACTTACTGCAACAAAAATGCCCGAAGAAGATGTTCCAAAAGTTAAAGAACATCTTGGGAAGCATTACAAAGATTTTGGAGAAGCACCTCCTTGGGAAAAGAACAAGGATTTGTGGGATAAGTTTGAAACAACAGGTCTGTCAGAAATAACAAAAGAAGATTTTATTGAGCTTTTTGGTGACACAGACTTGTATGAAGAATTAGTAATGAAAATAGAATCCACCGAAAATTATCATCACATTCCTGTAAGAGATGTTAAGGACTTTATAAAAGATACTTTGAGGACTATAACACTATCTGAAAAGAAAGGCATTAAAGCAGTAGTTGGTAAACTAAAAGATGGCGGAAACAGTATGGTAATTCAGAAATATTTATTTGATGTGGAAAAATGGACTCTTAAAGAAGCTACTGATTGGGTTAAAGAAAAGGAAGGTAAGAAAGAATTAGAAGAAGTTATTTTAGAAGAAACAGAGTTTGAAGATGAATTAACAAGATTGGATGAAATTGAAGATGTTGTAGAAGAAGAAATTGTTACAGATGGAAAAACAGAAGATGATATAGAAACAAAAGAAGATGATGAGGAAGATGTTTTAAGTTTTGAGGTTAAAGTGATTGATAGATTGGACAGAATTATAGAGCTACTTGATGAGATTGCTCCTAAACTTGATGAAGAAATAGATGTGGAAAGTCTTGCTTCTATGTTTGCTAAATTTCAGAAGGAAGAAAAGAAAGAAGAAAAGAAAACGGACACATTTGATAAGATTTTTTCGACTATACAGGAAGATTTGAAAGAAATTGATACAATCTTAACCTATAATCGAAAATCATAAGAGGGGTCAGTTCTTGGACATGAACAATGATTCCATTGATTTTATAATAATAAAAAATAAAAATATGGAGGTTTTATTATGTCAATCGAAATAATAAAGGAAGCACTGGATAATCAGAAGGAAATGATTAAGGACTTTGTTAAAAAGGTAGAGGATGTTTTTGTGGAACAGAAGAATATTATAACAAGGATTGATGAATTGGAAGAATCCTTGAAGAAAAGGAGAATCTCTGTTCCAGGGCTTGAAGATTATGCAGACAAATTCAGCATAGCAAGGGCAGCAAAAGCAATCATAACAAATGATTGGAGTGAGGCTGGTTTTGAGAAAGAAGTTTTTGCAGAAGCACAGAAAAAGGCAATGGGTGCTACTGGTTCATCCAATATGGGCTTTTTTGTGCCTGTAGAAATTCTTCAAGGTTATATTGAAAAACTGGAAGCAGAAGCTGTTACTATTAAAATGGGGGCAACAGTCCTTCAGAATCTAACTGGAATACCTGCTGTAATACCAAAACAGGTAGGTGGTTCTACTGGTTATTGGGTAGGAGAAAATGCAAGTATTACAGAATCTGAATTAAGTGGTGGACAGCTTTCTATGACTCCAAAAAGGGCAGCAGCACTTTGCAAAGTATCTAATACACTCTTAAAATACAGCAATCCTTCTGTTGAGGATTTAATTAGGAGAGATTTATTTACAAGAATAGCTCTACAGATAGACTATGCAGCACTTGAAGGAACAGGCTCAGAATACAAGCCTCGTGGAATTCTTTATGCTGGTATAAATTCTGTATCTGGTTCTACTCTTACATTTGACATGATGTATGATATGCAGTATGAGCTACAGAGAAACAATGCCTATCGTGGGAAACTTGGTTATGTTTTCCACCCAGCAGTAAAGAGAACACTTGTTAAAATGAAAGTTGCACAGTTTAGTGGCGATACTAACGGAATGTATGTAATTCAGCCTATGGTAGCAGAAAATGAGTTTGTAAACTGGCTTGGGCATCCTTATGCAATGTCTACACAGATAGCACCTTCAAGCAATACAGGTTCTCAGACAGCCAATATATTCTTCGGTAACTGGGAAGAAATGATAATTGCTATGTGGGGTGTTATAGAGCTTAAAGTTTCTCAGGAAACATCTACAGCTTTTGAATATGACCAGACATGGATAAGGATAATCCAGGATGTGGATATAGGTGTAAGGCATGCAGAATCTTTCTGCTATGCTCAGCCCACAATATCTGCTTAATGGG